GGGTTCCAGCGGCTATTCCAGCACGGCGGGTTCCAGCGGCGATTACAGCACGGCGGCAGCCACTGGGGCTTATTGCAGGGCAAAAGCAGACGGAAAAGATAGCATTGCCGTTGTAAACGGTGCTTGCGGTAAGGCGTGCGGCGCACTGGGCTGCTATCTGGTGCTGACCGAGTACGATGATGACGGCAATATGCTACTGGCCAAAATGGCAAAGGTTGACGGGGCCGTTATCAAAGAAAACACCTGGTACACGCTCAAAAACGGGAAATTTGTGGAGTGGAATCCATGAAGAAGCACTACAACAAGCGCTGGCTTGAACAGCGCTGGGATGCAAGGCAGCCTGAGCGGTTGGAGCACATCCAGATGAAGCGGCAGCTGAGAGAAAAAAGGAGGGGTGCGGCAGTGAAGCCGAGCATGGGAATCGCAGAGTGCGTCCAGATTCTTCGAGACAATAACATCTCAAAGACCGAAAAGGTCTTGGGAGCGCAGATTCAGGCGGGAATTTTCCCGGAGTGGTCAAAGCCGTCCGTAGGAACAAAAGAGCTTTGCCCTGACATCTCCCGCGCCAGGTTTATGGAGTGGGTGAAGGATTTTTACAAGCTCGAAAAGGTTTATACAAAGGAGGATCCGAAAGAATGAAACTCAAATCTACTACTTACTACTGGTTGGCTGTCGTTTTTGGCGGCGTTGGAATGGGCACAGCTATGGGCGCAGAGGGTACCGCGCAGACCACCGGATACATCTCCGGCGCACTGTTTGCGGTGTCGCTGGTGCTGATTCTGGCCGCTGTTCTGCTGGCTCGTCTGGGCTTTGCCGCAGAGGACAGGGAGAGAGCCGCAAAGCGGCGCAAGTACGGCAAGATCAACCGCACCCACGCCCGCAACTCGGAATATCCGGAGAATCAGGAGCGCAGGGCATGATGACGGCCAAAGAGTACGTTGAGGGCAAAGTCAAATCCTACACGCGGCTTGCCGAACGCTGCAGGCGAGAAGCCGAAGCCTCAGACGACATTGTTGTCCGGGCCGAATACTCCGCACGGGCAAACGTCTGGGAGATGTGCGCCGAAGAAATGGACAACGTGCGGGAGATGTTGCAAGAAGAATCCGGGGAGATCACGTATGCCTGACACTGTCCACCATGTCATGTGGTACACCGTGTATGATGCCAAGACCGGAGACCTGATCGCCAGCGGCACGTCTGAGATGTGTGCCAGGCGGCTGGGTTACAAAAGCGCAAACAGCTTTGCATCTGCGAGCAGCCACAGTCGCAGCGGCAGGCATCCGGATCGCAAGTACATTTTTGAGAAAGAGTGCATCCGACGTGATGAGGTGGACAGTCTGCCGCCGATACGCCGCAAAAAAAGAAGAGCCTGCCCGTGCGCCAACACGGACAAGCCCAAAGGGCGATGAGTCTCGCCGCCCATCACCACAAAAATAACATAAAACAGGAGGTTTTACAAGTGGCACTTTTGAGAATTTACGATGTGAAGCAAGAGCCTCCAGCGCTTGTTTCGCAGCAGCAATTTCCGGTTACTTCGGATGCAATTGTGATTGCAGATGAACTGGCAAAGAGAAAGCCAGAACAGCTGTACAAGGTGCTTGACGCCGATATGAACGTTGTGTATGCGAGGTGAATATTTATGCAAGAAGAATTGACCGTCCGGGTGGAGCACCCGGAACTGCCCGCGATCCGGTGGAATGAAGCTGAGGTGCAGCAGAACCTGACCGAGATGCTGGCCGCCTACACCGGCCGCGTCTACACCCCGGAGACCATCAAGGATGCCAAGTCCGACCGCGCCGCAGTGAACAAGCTGGACAAGCAGCTCAGTGATGCCGCCCGCAGCGCAAAGGCATTTTACATGAAGCCGCTGGAAGAGTTCTTGCAGAGCGCCAAGCAGATGCAGGGCCAGTGTAAGGCCGTCTCCGGTGCCATTGACCAGCAGGTCAAGGCCGTGGAGCAGGCCGAGCGGGAGGAAAAAGCGTCCTCCCTGCGGCTGGTCTACCGGGACTGCATCGGGGAGCTGGAACCGCTGATCTCTTTTGACCGGCTGCTGGTGTCCCAGTGGCTGAACAAGACCTTTGACCTTGCCAGAGCGTCCAAGGAGCTGCGCCTGGCGGTGGAGACCCGGCGGGAAGAACTGCGCCTGATCCGGGACACCTGCGGCGAGGACGCCGAAGCCTGCACCACCGAATACCTGCGGGCGTTCAGCGTCAACGACGCCCTGCACGAGCACCAGCGTCGGCAGGATGCCCGCGCCGCACAGGCCGAGGCCGAAGCCCGGCGGCAGGCCGCAGAGCGGGCAAAAGCCGCCGCGCCGGTCACCGCCCCGCCTTCGGAAGAGGAACGGCAGGTGCGGGAGGAAGCCCGGCAGACCGCACAGAGCAATGCCTTTGTCACGGCTTCCGGTCGGCTGGATTGTGAGGTTCTGCAGCAGTTCGCACAGCCCGCCGCACCGGCCCGCAAACGCTATTCCTTCTGGGTGGAGTTCACCCCGGAGGACATCGCATGGTTCAAGCAGGGGGCCGCAGAGCGCGGCTTCCGGTATGGTTCTGTTAAGTAACGCAGGAGGTAATTTATATGGCATTCACTCGCAACGGCGCATCTGCGCCCACCACGTCCGCACCCGCTTCCGCCCCGGTCCAGGGCACCGCATCCCGCATGGCTGCCATGCAGCAGCGCGCGGCCCAGAGCACGGCCCTGCAGGCCGCTTCCCCGTCCGTGCCGGTGGAGATCACCGCCGCAGATGGCCAGCATTTCACGGTCAGCTTTGCCGACGTGCGCAACTTCATCTGCGCCAAGGCCACCGACGCCGAGTGCAAGATCTTTCTGGAGACCTGCAAGCAGTACAAGCTGAACCCCTTTACCAAAGAGGCTTACCTGATCCACTACGACAACAACAGCGAGGACACCCCCAGCACCATCGTCCTGGGCAAGAACTGTTACATGCAGATGGCCGAACGGCACCCGGCCTTTGACGGCTTTGAGGCCGGCATCATCGTGCTGGACACGGAAGCCGGGCAGCTGGACCACCGGGAGGGTTCCATCGTCTATGAGGGCGAGGAGCTTCTGGGCGGCTGGGCCAAGGTCTACCGGAAAGACCGCACCCGCCCCAGCTACGAGGAGGTGAAGCTGGCCGAGTACGACACCGGCAAATCCCTCTGGAGCGGAAAGAAGGCAACCATGATCCGCAAGGTGGCGCTGGTGCACGCTTTGCGTGAGGCGTTCCCGTCCACCTTCGGCGCTCTGTACGATGAGAGCGAGGTGCGTGTGGATGCCGAAAGCACCGCCCGAGAGGTGCCGCCCGAAGAGCTGCCGGTGCTGGATCCTTACGCGGGTGCCCACCGTCACCGCAAGACGGCAGGCACCCTGATCCCTGCCCCGGATGCACCCTCTGCAGAGGAAAACGCCGATGATCCGTTTGGCGGTGATGATGCATGATTGTCCAGACCAAGAACGGCATCATGCTGCACGGTGAGATTGCCAAAGACCCGGTGATCCGGGATGCCGGTCAAAAGCGGGTGCTGAAATTCGACCTGAAAGCCAGCCGCACACAGGACGAGACCGGAAAATGGCAGAGCTTTTTTGTAGGCGTGAACCTCTGGCACGGCATCGACCAGTGGGATGGGATGCTGCAGAAAGGCGATCAGGTCACAGTTTTTGCTCAAAAGCTGAAAGAGCGGGAGTATAACGGCAAGATCTACTACGACGTGGACGTGGATGATGTTCAGCCAGGCGGGCTGGTGACATTCCGTTGGCTGCAGCAGATGATTGACCTGATGGCACAGCCCGGCCCGCCGCTGGAACCTGCGGAACCGGCAGCAGAACCGGAAGGCCTGCAGGGTGCGCAGATGTACCCCGGCGAAAGCCTTGCAGACTACTCGCCGCACAGCACCAGCGCTCCGGAAGCAGCCCAATCTGCTGAATACGATCCCATCAACGATGATGCCGAAGACCTTCCGTTCTGATTTTGCAAGCTGCGCTATCTGGCTATACGGGCGTGCAAAGGAGGTGAGCAAGTGGCAAAGGATGAAAAAAAGTCGTTTGTTGCGTATCTGGATTGGTTCGACGCGCTGGAAGAGTACACGGATGCCGAAGTAGGACAGCTAATGCGGGCTTTGGCAAAGTACGTCCGAACAGGCGAAAAACCAACATTTTCCGACCGTGGAATGCGCGGCAATTTCCGTTTCATGTGCAATGGAGTGGATTCAGCTACGGAAAAGTACGAGAACGTCAAGCAAAAGCGTCGGGAAGCTGGGAAAGCCCGTGCGGCTCAAATGCAAGCAAACTCAGCACATGCTAGCACATGCTACCAAATGCAAGCAAGTGGTAGCTATAATGATACTGTTACTGTTACTGGAACTGGAACTGTTACTGGAACTGGAACTGTTACTGGAACTGGAACTGTTACTGGAACTGGAACTGTTACTGGAACTGGAACTGTTATATCCCCTAACGGGGATATATATAATAGCGCCGCCCCCGCCGCCGTTGACGTAGAACTTTCAAAAATCGTCCAGCATTATCAGCAGGCCGTCGGAGACTTCCCACGCTCTGCACTGGACAAGCTGCAGAAGTGGAGGCAGGAGTACAGCACAGAGATGATCCTGCTGGCGATTGACAAGGCCACAGAAGCCGGAAAACGCTCGTGGAACTACATCAACGGCATATTGTCCGGCTGGAAACGGGACGGCCTGCGCACACCGGGGGATGTGGAAGCCAACGAACAAAGCCGACAAGCAAGACCTCGAGGCAAGCAGCCAACCGAGACCGTAGACGACCAGCTTGCCCGGGTGCTGGCGAAGATGGACAGAGAAAGGGGTTTTGAGACATGACGCGGGAAGACGTGGCAAAGCTGATCCGCATGAATTTTGTGCTGTACAAGCTGGGTTCAAAGCCTCTGACCGATGAGGAGATGCAGACCACCATCGATGTGTGGACGTATCAGTTTGGCGACTATGACGGCGATACTGTCAAGCGGGCTTTTCTGGCGGCGAACCGGGTATGCGTTTATCCGGTCACGGTGGCCGACATCTTCAAGCAGCTTTCCCAGTGCCTGGACCCGTCCGCTGAATGGGAAGCCCTGGCTGTAGCGGCACGCAAGGCACAGACATTTTTGAGCTGGCGAAAGTTCCCGATGGTGACCGGCATTGACGAAAAGGGCGGGCTGCTGCGTAGTGACGGACAGAAAGAACTGCAAGCCCTGTATGACCAGCTCCCCCCGGCGGCAAAATCCTATGCCGGGAGCGTGGGAGGGCTTGCAGAGCTGGCTGAAATGCCAGACCTTACATACCGACGTGCAGAGTTTTTGAAGCAGGCGCAAGCCGATATCACCACCGCCCCCCGTGAAGCGGCAAGACTGCGGGCGAGCGAGCCGACAAGGAAGGAGATTGAAAAATGAGCAAGCGTTACATTGACGTAGATGCTGCCGTAAGTAATGCAGAGGCACGCTATGGAGAATGGGTTCTTGCTATGGCCGCCGCAGAAGGAACCCGCCAGATCAACATGGTTTACAAAAAGCAGGAGCTTTTCAAAGCCGTGAAGAAGGTTATTGAAAGTTGCCCGTCTGTTGACCTGGACGGCCTGCGGCCTGTGGCGCACTGGAACATGGACGAAGATGCCTTTGGTGATCCTATCGTTTGGACTTGCTCCAACTGCAAAGACAGCATCATCATGTATGACGGGACTCCAATGGAAAATGGCTATAAATATTGCCCGCAGTGCGGTGCAAAGATGGAGGCTGCGCAGACCGATGGTAAAACTTGAACCCTGCTTTCACTGCCCCGACCGGCACCCGATCTGTCATGACAGCTGCCCAAAGTACGCCGAGTACAAGCGTCAGCTGAAGGAGCAACATGCGTACACGAAAACCAAGAATGCGGCGGAGCGCATCAGCAAGAACGCATTCAATCAAGAATTTTGGATGGGAGGAAGAAAACGGTGAAAGTACTGATTGCCTGCGAGGAATCGCAGGAAGTGTGCAAAGGCTTTCCGGGCAAAAGCCAGAAGCAAAACCGCGCCAGGCATTGCAAAGGCCATGTCCGAACAGTGGGGGTGAGCAAATGAGGTACAAGCCCGGCGCTTACATCGTCTCTCTCGACCACCTGATGGGACAGGAACTTGTTTATTACGGCGGGAAACTGCTCCACAAGGGATGGTTTGGCAACTGGCAGCTGTGGTATGCGAAAGCTGAGCTTGCCAGACTGCGCATTCGGGAAGCTGTGAGAACGGAGGAAGAACATGAAACCGAAAACGAAATCCGAGCTGATGGCCGAATGGGCCAGCCAGCCCGGGCAGCTCAAGAAAGAGCGGGAAGTCAAGGATGTCCGCAAGGCGATGGACGATGCCCGCGCCGTGATGCAGGACGGTCTGAACCGGTACGTCAAGAAAAAGACCAAAGCCCGCAGCATGGCAAAGGCTGAAGCTGACCCCTTTTCTGAGCTGGAAGGCTGGGAAAGCATGGAGCAGATTCAGGATGCCTACGGCTATGGCGAGATTACTGCCGACAGGCGGGACAAACTCACCGACTTGTGGGAAGCCCGGGAAGCTGCCAGGAACAGCCGCAAGGGCGCGGACAAGTACCACGACCTTGTGACGGAGATGCTGGAAACGGCCATCCGCCGGGTGGGCAATGAGTACGTAGATATGCTGTTTGAGTATGACCAGCAGCGCAGGAAAGCAGAAAAGCAGTGCGAGCAGCTGGCAATGGAAGGGATGATGAAAAAATGAAAGCTATCTTGATGAGCATCCGGCCTGAATGGTGCGACCTCATCATTCGGGGGCAAAAGACCCTTGAGGTGCGCAGAACAAAGCCTGGGAATCTAAAGACTCCATTCAAGTGCTATGTCTATTGCACGAAAAGCAAATCCAAAATAGGCTGGCTTCTAATTGTCCCGGGCAAAGGATGGAAGCGGTTGGATGGCAATATCATTGGCGAGTTTACATGCGACGGCATCCGACGCATTGGCCCTGAATACTGTGTGGTCAAAGAAGATATCGAATCTGCGATTGCTGGAAGCTGCCTCAGTATCAAGCAGGTGAAGAAATACGCCGGCTGGGATATCGGTATGAACTATTCCGACATGAAAGACCTGTATGGCTGGCACATTTCCGACCTAAAAATTTACGACCGCCCACGACCGTTAAGTGCTTTCGCAAGACTACGGGCAACAAAATTTGGCTATGAGCCTGTAGATATTGAGCGACCACCGCAATCCTGGTTTTATGTGGAGGACGGGAGATGAAGCTGACCCTCTACGGCGACCCCCGCACCAAGAAAAACTCTGCCCGCATCCTCAGAAGCCGCTCAGGTGGGCGCTTTGTGGCCCCTAGCAAGGCCTACGTGGATTATGAGACGGACTGCCTGCGGCAAATCAAAAGGCCGAACAGCCCTATCTCTGCCCGTGTGAACGTGCGGTGCGTATACTACATGAAGACCGCCCGCCGGGTCGATCTGGCAAACCTCATCGAGGCTACCACGGACATTCTGGTGAAAGCCCGCGTGCTGGAGGACGACAACAGCACGATCGTTGCCGCCCACGATGGCAGCAGGGTGGAGCTTGACCGAAAGAATCCGAGGGTAGAAATCGAGATTGAAGAAATGGAGGAGTAAAATGCTTGATATGCTATTTGAAGTTGCAAGCACGCTGTTCATGGCAACACTTGCAGGATTTTTCATCTGGTTTGTTCTTAGCGATGGCAACCCAATTGAATATTTCAAGCGGTGGCTCAACCGCAACAAACATTGCCTTTGCGACCGGTGCGTTTTCTTAAATCAAAAATTTGGGGCGTCAGAATCCGGATATCACTATATCTGCCGGAGAAGTGACAAAGACGAAGGATACATAAATCCGCCCGAATATTGCCACGATTTTGAAGAAAGGAGCAACAATGACCCACACATGGACGCCTGACACCGACACGACGAAGCCAAACAGCGGCGTGGACTACCACACCGTCAAGGCGTGGTTTAAGCAGCTTCGGACTATGGATGACCGAATTGACCGCATCCAGCTGGACATCCGGCAGGCGCATGACAAGGCCACGAAGTGCACCGCCAGCATGACTGGAATGCCCGGCGGATCCGGGCACGGAGACAAAATCGGGCTTTGTGCCGAGGAAACAGACGAAAAGGAGCGCAAGATGCAAGAGCTGCAGGCCGAGCTTAAAGTCTTACGGATGGAAGCAGAACGCCGGATCAAGTACATTGCAGGAACCAAAAGCAGTGACATGATGCAGGCATGCTTGTATGGCTACTACGTCCAGAACCAAAAGCAGGTCATTGTGGCCCGCAGTCTTGGTCTGCCAAACGAAAACCGCGTTTCTTTGTATGTGCGGGATGGATGCAAGCAGCTTGCGCAGATTTGGCATCAATTTATGTAATTTTCTTACATGTTGTCGTTATTGTTGTTACATGTGAGATGTGGTAAAATTGATATAAGCGAAACCGCCGAAAGCGGTGAGACGCTTGCCACGCAGCCTCCGAAACGTGTCCCTTCTTAGCATTTTCCTCCTTTTCTGCTTGCAGGTACCGGGCTTTGCTCTCTTCACATTTCGCGGGCTGCTTCTATGCGATACACTGACACAAAGGCAGCCTGCCGCTCATGAGAGACAGGAGACGGTTCGATTCCGCCGTATCGCACCGTATGGCGCATGGACTAGACAACCCGCAAGGCCGCACGTGCAACCTCCCGTGCCAAGAAAAGACCTTAGAATCCTTGCCAAGGTGTAGCTTTCCTGACAGGATGTGCGCCAACCAACAGCCCCGGCGGCGAACCGGAGCTGTTTTTATATGGCCGCCTGAGCGCAGTTTGGAGCGCGGCGCGTGTGTAGACACGGCTGGTTCGATTCCAAGGGCGGCTTTTATACTCCGGTAGCTCAAGTGGTAGAGCAGCGGCCTCCAAAACCGCATGTTGCAGGTTCGAGTCCTGCCGGGAGTGCTTGCGTGCCCTGTGAGGGGGCCGCGCAATAGCGGGGCATCCGGCCGCGAAAGTTCCAGATGCAGCAGTACCCACCGTTTGACGCATGTCCAACGAACTGAATGCATGGGCGCTGCTTATTTTGATATTTTGACCGTTCGGATTTCCGGGCGGTTTTTCTTTTGCATGAGTTTAGAGAGGTGGTGGCGGTGAGCGCGAAGCGGCTGACAGACAGACAAAAAAAGAAGATCGTTGCTGACTATGTGCAGCTCCAAAGCTACCGCGCCGCTGCAAAGTTGAACGATGTCTCAGACGCGACGGTTAAGAAAGTCGTGAAGGAAGACCCGGAGAGTGCGCGTTTGTGTGCACAAAAAAAGCGGGAAAACTCGCAGGATATGCTTTCCTACCTAGAGAGCAAGCGCGGGGAAGCACAGAATCTTCTCGGACTGTACTTGCAAGCGATGGCAGACCCGGACAAAATTGAACAGGCAACGCTGCCGCAGCTTTCCACCGCTTTTGGCACCATCGTGGACAAGTTTGCTATGCTGGGAGACCAGAGCGGAATAGAAGCCCCGGACGATGGCCTGCTTGAGGCTCTGAGCGCTGCCGCAGACATCAGCCCCCCGGATGACGTGAATATGCTGCCGGAGGAAGAAGGCAACGATGCGGAAAAGTGACGGTTTTCGCTGGAAAGCCCTCAGCCAGCGACAAAAGCAGGTCCTGAGCTGGTGGACACCGCAGAGCGCATACAGCGGCTACAACGGCATCATCGCCGATGGCGCTATCCGCTCGGGCAAGACCTTTGCCATGAGCTTTTCTTTCGTCCAGTGGGCTATGACCTGCTTCAGCAGCCAGCAGTTTGCCATGTGTGGCAAGACCATCGCCAGCTTCCGGCGCAACGTGCTGGGCACGCTCAAGCAGCAGCTTGCAGCCCGTGGCTACAACGTCAAAGAACACCGGGCAGAAAACTGTATGACCGTCAGCAAGGGCGGAAAAGCCAACGCATTTTACTTTTTTGGCGGCAAGGATGAGAGCAGTCAAGACCTGATCCAGGGCATCACCCTCGCCGGGGCGTTCTTTGACGAGGTGGCCCTGATGCCCCAGAGCTTCGTCAATCAGGCCACAGCCCGTTGCTCTGTCACCGGGTCAAAGTTCTGGTTCAACTGCAACCCGGGCAGCCCGCAGCATTGGTTTTATCTCGAGTGGGTGCGCAAGTGCCGTTCCCGCAAGATGATGTATCTCCATTTTACGATGGACGACAACCTGTCACTTTCCGAGGACATCAAGGCCAGATACCGCAGCCAGTACAGCGGTGTTTTCTACCAGCGCTACATTCTGGGCCTGTGGACGGTGGCAGAGGGCCTTGTCTACGATATGTTCGACCGCAAGAAGCACGTTGTTGACGTGCTTCCGGCGCTGTCTCCAAAGAGCGCCTATGTGGCTTGCGACTTCGGCACCCAGAACGCAACGGTTTTTTTGCTGTTCCAGAAGCAGACAGATGCAGACTGCTGGATCGTCACCCGGGAGTATTACTACAGCGGCCGCGAACAAAAGCGGCAAAAGACCGTAGGCGAGTACGTTACAGACCTCAAGACGTGGCTGGGTGGTCTCAAGCCTGAGAGGATCATCGTTGACCCCTCGGCCCTGCCCCTGATTACAGAGCTGCGCAAGAACGGCTTTACTCAGACCCCCGCAAACAATGACGTTTTGAGCGGCATTCTGGACGTGCAGACCATGCTGCAGACCGGGCGTCTGAAAATATACGAGGACTGCAAGCACACGCTGGAAGAGTTCGGCGTGTACGCTTGGGATCCAGACAAAGACGACACCGTGCTGAAGGTCAACGACCACTGCATGGACGCTATCCGCTATTTCGTGCGCACAAAGCGCCTTGTAAAACTGAGGGATTGATTTTGAGCACTGTATACACATTCCAGACTTTTCAGCAGGCGCAAGCCGCCGGGGAACAGCCTGATTTCATCCGGCGGTTCGTGCAGCAGCACTGCACTTCCGGCCCCTACAAGATGGCGCTGGATGCCGACCTGTACGACGCACAGAAAAACCCGGGGGCTGAACGCTTCGCGCAGGCTTACGCTTTGATGCTGAAACGCCTGTCCAAAAACACAAAGCAGGATGTCTTGCACCCCGATATGGTCAAGAGCAATCTTTTCCGGCGGCTCAACAAGCAGCGGGCAACCTACTCCCTCGGCAACGGCGTGGTCTTTGCAAACGATGGCGTGGACAAGGACAGGTTGGGTCAGAACTTTGACGAGCAGATCCAGAAAGCCGGATATTTCGCCCTGATCCACGGCGAGAGTTTTGGCTTCTGGAACAACGACCATCTGGTGGTTTTCAAGCTGACAGAGTTCGCGCCCCTGTACGATGAAAAGACAGGCCTTTTGCAAGCAGGTGTGCGCTTCTGGCGGCTGAATCCTGACACGGATATGCACTATATCCTGTACGAGCTGGACGGCTTCACTGAGTACACGGAAAGCAAAATCGGCAATGTGATGCAAGAGACAACGCCGAAGCAGGCATACAAGAGCGTGACCGTCACCACACCCGGCGGCGGGCTGGAAAGCGTAGAGGGCGAAAACTACAGCGCTCTTCCCATTGTGCCGCTGTGGGGCTCCGACCTGCACCAGAGCACCCTTGTGGGTCTGAAAGCCTACATCGACAACACCGATTTGGTGATGTCCGGTTTCTGCAATGACCTGCAGGACTTTTCACAGATCTACTGGCTGTGTGAGAACTTCAACGGCATGACCGATGGTGAGCTGCAGGAATTTCTTGTCAAGCTGAATCTGTACCACATTGCAGGCGCAGACACCAGCGAGGGCGGCAAGATCACCCCTTACACCACCGAGATTCCTGTGACGGCCCGGCAGGCGCTGCTGGAACTGCTGCACACCCGGGTGTATGAGGACTTCGGCGGTCTGGATGTGCATTGCGTCAGCGCAGACAGCACCAACGACCATCTGGATGCAGCCTATGAACCGCTGAACCAGAACGCGGACGACTTTGAGGCGCAGGTCAAGCCGTTCATCCGGCAGATCTGCGCACTGGCTGGATTTGAAAACGCTATGCCGGCATTCAACCGCAGCAAGATCACCAACACAGCCGAACAGGTCGCAACGGTGATCTCCGAGGCACCCATCATCGGGCAGGATGTGGCAATTGACCTGCTGCCCAACTTGACCCCGGAACAGAAGGAGCAGGCCAAGGCCGCGCTGATGGCTGAGAGCGCAACACGGGAGACCGTGGACGAGGAGGACGACGGTGATGAAACGTGATTTCTGACCGTGACCGCATCTCTACCCGTCAACTGAACCGCCTGCGCCGCCGCATCCTCCGGGTGTACGGCACTGCCCGCCGGGAGATGCAAAAGCAGCTCACCGATTTTCTGGAAAAGTACCGATCTTTGGACGAGCGCAAACGGGCGCAGCTGGACGCAGGCGAGATCACCGAGGATGACTACCGCATCTGGCTGCAAAATCAGGTCTTTCAGTCCGATTTGATGCACGCAAAGCTGGACGGAATCACGCAGACCTGCACCACAGCCCAAGAGACGGCCTACAAGCTGGCCCGGGACGAGCAATACAATATCTTTTCCTTTGGCGCAAACTGGACGTTCTACGAACTGGAACAGGCCGCAGGCGTGACGTTTGGGCTGACCCTGTACAACACCGAAGCGGTCAAGCTCCTGCTGAAGAAGAACCCACGCATGGTGCCAAACAAGCGCATCAAGAGCGAGAGCAACCGCACCTATGACGCCCGGGTGTTCAACCGCTACGTCATGCAGGGGATCGTGCAGGGCAAGAGCGTCCACGACATCGCCGTGCAGGCCGTCAACGGCATGGCTGATACAGAGATCCACTGGGCAATGAACAACGCCATCACGGCCCTTACCAGCGCCCAGAACGCCGGGGCTTTGCAGCAGATGCGCAACGCCCAGGCTTTGGGCATCGAGGTCAAAAAGCGCTGGAACTCCACCCACGACTACCGCACCCGTGAGATGCACCGCCTGCTTGACCAGCAGACGGCAGAGCTTGACGAGCCGTTCAAGGTCATGGGCTACGAGATTCAGCGCCCCGGCGACCCCAACGCAGCGCCGGAGATGGTCTACCACTGCCGCTGTGTGCTGTCCTCTGCGCTGGGCAAGTATTTCCGGCAGAACGCACGGCAAATTGACAACGTGCCTGTGGTCGAGGACAGCGGCAAGGTGGACGAAAAAGGCAGGCCTATCATGGTGCGGGTCAAAAAAAACACCCCCGTCATGGATTACACCGAGTGGTATAAATCCAAGGGCGGCAAGGAGAAAGAGCAAATGTGGTGGACGGAAGAGCGCAAACGCAGAAAGGAGAGCGCCAAGAATGAGTAAACGTGGCTCTGGAAGCTCTACAAGGGCGAGCAACGGTGGAACCGCAAACGAACATGAGTTTGAATCTTTTGTAAATGGGAAATGGGTGACGGATTACAGCAAAATTGCAGCAGCAGAGGCGAAGAAAGCCGCCGTTGTTGTGGATAGCTCAAGATACAAGAAAACGCATAATGACGTTGTATCTTTCGTGAAAGAGCAAGTTGGCGTTGACCTAAACAAATACAGAAGCGGAGATGGTTCATCTCCATCCCATACGACATATTGGGATAAGAGCGGCCCCAAAGTTGCGTTTGACCTGAAAGGCATGACTTCGAGTGACCGTACAAAGTTGATGCAGCTTACGCAAAAGCCGTTTGGCGTGACAGTCGAGCAAGGTGGCGCATGGATTGGCTTTGTTTCGAGGAAAAAGAAGAAAAAGTAAGGCTTGAGAAAGGGGAATAAACCGTGATTCTGCCGATGGAAAACACCGAAAAGATGATTTTTTCGGGCGTGGGCAAGTATGGCATCCCTGAAATCAAGCCGGAAACGGACATCCGCATCGACAAGCTGGAATGGATCCCGGTCAATTATGCGCTGACGGCCAAAGACAAGGCCACAAAAGGCGTGCATTTTTACAAGGATGATTACCAGTTTGAGCGATTCTGGAACAACCCGGACAAGTATATCCCGCTTTTGCAGCAGTTCGGCGCGGTATGTTCGCCGGATTTTTCGCTTTACAGCGATATGCCGCTTGCGGTACAGCTTTTCATGCACTACAAAAAGCACTGGCTGGCGGCATACTGGCAGGTGCACGGCATCCACGTCATTCCAACGCTTTGCTGGTGCGGCGAGCAAAGTTATGACTGGTGCTTTGACGGAGAGCCTAGAAAAGCCATTGTGAGCATTTCGAGCCACGGCACACAATCTGACCCATACGAAGCAGAGTGCTTTGCCAAACACTGCCGCAAAGCGCTGGAAGTACTGCAGCCAAGCGGTATTTTGTGGTACGGCAAGTGTCCGGCAGAATTTGACTGGAACGTGACCAAAATCAAGCCATTTCAATACGAAAGGAGGCACTACCGTGAGTAAACGAGGTTCGGGCAGCTCTGCGAGAGCGGGCGAGGCCGCAACTAACGCCCGAAACATCGAAAATATGAACGAAGCCCAGTTGAATAAGGAAATCGCCAGAACCAAAAAGAAAATCGGAAGTTACGACAAGGCTATGTCCGAATCTCAAAAGCGCACCCAATTTGAGAGAATGGACAGAGTTGTCGATAAGGCCGTTTCTTTCACGTCTGCTTACGACAAAAAACAATCCGCACAAAACCGACTTTCTGAGCTTCAAAAAGCCAAAAAACAGGTTTCCGGCACTGGGAAAACTCAAAGCCAGCTTTCAAAATCGGCAAAAGCAGCAGTCACAAAAAGTGGCAACGCCCTGAAATGGAAGACAACCAACAAGGGTGGTTACACGGCTGACGGCGGGTATATGTCAAAAGAAATCAGCGCTGGAAGCTATAAAATCCGTGGTTCTAGCGGCGTTTTCCGCATCTATGACGGTTCAAAACAAATTGGAGGCGCGTCAAAGCTAAGCGACGCAAAAGCATTTGTGGAGGTTTGGCGTAAGAAAAAGAGGTGAGCTAGATGCACGATTGCGAATATTGCGAAATGATTAGACCGGGCGAAGAAAATGAAAAAGAACTGGTTGGCGATGAGTGGGCACAGCTACACATCGGGTGCGATGAAGACTATAAAATTTATCTGAAAGCCAACGGCATTTACGATGTTACTTGGTACCCCAACTTCTGCCCGGTGTGCGGACGCGCTTTAAGACCTGTCAGCCCGGAATCTGATCCTAGCTTGGCAGAGCACTTTTTGCGACTGGAACACGATCTAGCAATGGACGAATAAATGCCATGAACTTTAACTACGACATCAAATTCACCGACAACACCCCGCGGCTGCTTGAGGCTCTGGACTCTTGGGCAGAGCGGGTGCTGACCCTCTGGGGAATGACGGTGCAGGACTACGCCCAGCTGCTTGTGCCAACCGGCACGGCAGAAAGCACGGGCATTGAGGGCTATGTGGGCGGCGCACTCAAGCAGAGTCTGACCTTTGCCCTCGACCTCGCAAAAAAGACCGTGACTATCGGGTCCAACTTATTGTATTCAATTTGGGTTGAGCTTGGCACGGGCATCTTTGCCGAGAAGGGCAATGGACGCAAAACGCCGTGGGTCTGGATGGATTTTAACGGAAAGTTTCACGCAACTCGAGGCATGAAAGCCCGCCCGTTCCTCCGCCCGGCGGTGGAGAATCACATTGACGAGCTGCGAGAGATCGCAGTGGAAGAAGGAAACAAGGAAGTTTAAGCATGGGAATTTCCTTCAAAGACACTTTTTTGCATATGTTCGTCAAAGACAAGGTTGAACAGAAACCTAAAGAAGAGCTGTCCAACGAAGAGCTGATAGAAGGGGCTCAATGGCTTTGGGGGCTTTATGAAGAGTTCCTAAAAGAATTGCGAAGAAGAGGCGCATGGAACGCAGAAAGAGCAAAACTGCAAAAAATAAGTTCGGTGGATTTTTGGGGTCAAGTAGAAATTGCCAAAGAAGAGCTTGGCTTGCTTTACAAGTCTACTGGCATGAGCCCTGCGCATATCAAAATCGTTGTTGAATCGGCTGTCGATTATAACGTCAGTTTCCATGTTGAAATTTAATACCTAGCGGTTGGCGCACAGCGTCAGCCGCTTTTTTATGCCGCTTTAGCTCAGGTTGGCAGAGCGCCGGATTTGTAATCCGGGGGCCGTGGGTTCAAGCCCCGCAGGCGGCACCACACCGGCAGCACGTCCGGCAAATAAACCTTATTGCCAAGCATGGCAGCCCGAGCAAGGGCAGAAAGGACTATCACATGGCACTCAAAAGAGCTGACATCCGCACGATTCTGGAGAACCCCGAAACCTCCAACGATGACAAGGTCGAAGCCATTCTGGACGCCCTGCACAAGGAGACGGACGGACTCAGAAACCAGCTGGATGAAGAAAAAGCAGCCCGCACACAGGCCGAGAAAGACCGAGATGCAGCCAACGGCGGCAAGCAGGCCGCTGAAAAGGCGCTGACCGACTACAAGGCCCAGCAGACCAAGAAGGACGCCCACGCGGCCAAGGAAACCAAGTTCCGGGAGCTGCTGAAGTCCGCCGGGGTGCTGGACAAGTATGCAGATCGGGTCGTGCGGCTGTCCGGCGAGGACATCGACAAGCTGGAGCTGGACGATAAGGGCGAGGTCAAGGACGCCAAGAAGCACACCGACAGCCTGAAAGCTGATTGGAGCGACTTCGTAGGCACTACGACCACCACCGGCGCAAAGGTGGACAACCCGCCCACCAACGCCGGATCCAAAATGACCAAAGACCAAATTTTTGCAATCAAGGATTCTACCGAACGGCAGGCTGCGATTGCAGCAAATATTGACCTGTTCAATGGGACAGGCGATGGAAAGGACTAACTTATGCCTGCAAAAACTAATACTGTGATGGCCGCTGACATTCAGACCACTGCACGCGAGATCGACTTCGTGACCCGCTTCGGCCGCAACTGGGACCATCTGCGCGACATTATGGGTGTCACCCGCAAAATTGAAATGCTTCCCAACACGGTGCTGAAGAGCAAGTACGCACAGGGCACCTTGCAGGACGGCAAAGTCGGCGAGGGCGAGGAAATCCCCTACAGCAAGTACACCGTCAAGACCAAGGACTATGAGAAGATCACCCTCGAAAAGTGGGCCAAGGGTACGACCGCTGAAGCCATCCTCGAAAACGGTTACGAGAACGCTGTTCAGATGACCGATGACGAAATGCTGAACGACCTGACCGCTGATGTGGCTGGTCGATTCTACAAGTACCTCAATACCGGCACCTTGAAAGGCACCTCTAAGACCTTTCAGGAGGCAATGGCAATGGCAAAGGGCCGCGTCCTGAACAAGTTCAAGACCATGCACCGTACTGCTACCGATGTTGTGGCGTTCGTGAATGTCCTGGACGTGTATGAGTACCTGGGCACCAGCGCCGTTATCAACGAACAGAGCGAGTTTGGCTTCAACTACATCAAGAACTTCATGGGTTACAAAACCGTTTTCCTGCTGGCAGAAACCGAAATTGCACGCGGCAAGGTTATCGCTACCCCTGCGGACAACATCGTTCTGTACTACGTCAGCCCCACCAACTCCGACTGGGCTCGCGCCGGCTTCCGCCTCACCACAGACAGCAAAACCGGCATTGTGGGCGTGAACACTCGCCCCGACTATGACACCTTTGTCACCGTTATCACCGCAATCATGGGAATGACGCTGTTTGCTGAATACATCGACGGCATTGCAGTTGAGACCATCACCCCGGGCGAGTAATCGCCTTTTTTTGAGTAGGAGGCATCCAATGACCGTCCCAGAGCTGTGCGTTTACACGCACAATTTTTTTGACCGGGCGGACGACCCCATTGCCGGGGAGTTCATCTTTGAGCCGGATACCGTGCCTGCCGGGGTAGTGCCGGGGCAGTATTTCCTTGTGTGCGGATCCATCTTCAATGACGGCGTGCACAAGGCCGGGGACGGCGATTTGACCGCCGAGACCTTCACCGGGACAGTGCAGCCCATGCGCGTGCCGCCTGATTTTGTGGCACTTGTTGAAAAAATCGACGCATACGACAAAGCACTGCCCTCCGGCGGCGTGTATGTGTCCCAGTCCTTTGCCGGGTGGTCTGGGACGATGGCTACAGGAGCGGACGGGCTGCCGGCAGACGGCAAGGCAAAGTTCCGGGCCGAGATCAACCAGTGGAGGAAGATGTGACATGGTCAATCCGTTCGCTGCATCCACCGTGATGCAGAGCTTTACCCAAAAATACCGTTTTCAGACCCGCAGCTATGAGCCGGACGGCGTGGGTGGCTTTGTGTCCGGCTGGACGGACGGCCCGGAGTTTGAGGCCGTGGAGCGCCACGATACCACCGTGGAAGCACAGGTGGCAGAGCAGGCTGACACCGCCTCCACCTATACCCTGCTGGTCAACACCGGCGTTCCGCTGGCCTTCCCGGACTACATCCGACGGGTAAGCGATGGCCAGACTTTTCAAGTCACCAGCACAGCGGATGAAGGCAAAGCCCCTCCGGAATCCGGCATGGGACTGCGGGCCGTCAAGTGCAAAAAGGCGGTGCTGCCGTAATGGGACCGTCTGAGAGCATCAACCGGGCACTGAACACGTTTTTCAACGGCTTTGGCGTCCCGGGCTATCTGGAAGATAACATCCCTCCCGGCGCAGAACTGCCGTATCTGACCTATCAGCCCACCATCCCCGGCGGGTGGAACGAAATGGCATCCTTCCACGCCCGGCTGTGGTACCCAAGCAAGGGCGGCAGAGCCCCCATTCTGCAAACCGAAGATACGATCAGCGCAGCCCTCGAGGACAGCATAACGCTTTCCTGCGAGGGCGGCGCTATTCTTTTGCAAAAAGGCACCCCGTGGGCACAGCCCCTCGACAACCCGCCTGAAGGGTATCTGTGCGAATATCTCAATTTTGAAATCACGCAATTTTGCGAGTAAGGAGCAATATGGCAAGAAAATTTTCCAAAATTTCGCAGAAAGCGTTCGAATCCATGCAGTTCAACGCAGGCATCGTGGTCAACAAGTTTGATGTAACCGGCGAGACCGAAGTTCAGGACGCAGACATTATCACTGCCACGACCGGCGGCATCACCGCGACCTGCAAGGCGAACTTCACCGATCTTGGCGAAGACGTGGACAACGCCCAGAAGAACACCGCAGAGCTGATGCAGATCGAGAGCTACGACTGCACACTGGCTTTTACGGCCCTGAATGCCACAACGGACGTTATCAAGATGGCGATGGGCGCTGCGGATGTGAGTGACAAGAAGGTCACGCCCCGCATGACGCTGGATCCCACCGCCAGCACCGGCGACTTCAAGGACATCTGGTGGGTTGGAGACACGCTGGATGGCGGTATGGTTGCAGTCCGGCTGATGAATGCACTGTCCACCGGCGGTTTGACCCTGAAGACGACCGACAAGGGCAAGGGCAACATTGCAGTCACCCTGACCGGCTGCCCCCGTCTGGGCAGTGACGTGGTGCCTATGGAGTGGTACTACAGCCCCAAGGCCGCAGCATAAGGAGGTTACAACATGAAAACCCTGAACCAGATGGACGAAACCGAGTTCCTGCGGCGCTGCTGGCTGATTGCAGACGCCGTTTCCGACCTTTTGGAGAAATCCAAGGTCGCGGAGCTGCGTAAGGTCATGCCTGTGCTGACCGGCAAGGAGACCAAGGAAGAGCTGGAACAGAAGAAATCCGCACAGGCCAAGAAGAACATCAAGGCTATGTGCAAATCTTTGTTGTTCGACAACGCCGAGACTACGGCAAAGCTGCTTCCCCTGCTGTATGAGCCAGATGTGGACGAGGACGGCAAGCCCGAGACCATGACCCCGTTCAAGACGATGCGCGTCATTACCGCTACCGTGGAGGATAAGGACGTGCTGGATTTTTTGTCATCGTTGGTGAAGTTGGCGCAGACGGATATCGGCGCTTAACCTCCACCATCCGGCTGGATATGCTGCACTTGATCGGTAAGCCGTACATTATGCAGCATTGCATCATTGCGTCAAGACGGGAGCAGCTCGATATCAGCTACAGGGCGTATATGACGGACGCTCTGGCGAACCTTATAGGCGCGGAAGAGCGGTGGTACGACATGGTGGCCGGGCTTGTGGAAAACCGCCCACAACCGCCGCAGCCGTCCGCTGATGAAGTGATAGCACGCATTAAAAATGGCTTGAACGGGGGTGATGAAGCCTGAAACTTTTTGAATTGAGCGCCACCCTCGGGCTGGACGAAAGCGCCTACCGGCAGGGCGTGGAAGAGGCAAAGTCGCAGACTAAGGACGCCGTCTCCACCATGATGAAGGATTATAATCGGCTGTACAGCGAGGTCATTCACCTTACGGCAGCCTACCAGAAATCACGGAAAGAGACCGGGGAAACCTCCGAAAAAACTAAGGAATTTGCCCAGAAGCTGAAAGAAGCTCAGGCCCAACTCAATACCACGGCACAGGGGTTAAAGACTGCGGAAGGGTACATGAACAGCTTGGGGGATGCCGCATCGGGGTCCAGCAAGTCTCTGGCCGGTGCCATTGCGCAGGGCACGATCATGGCGGGCGTCTTCTCGAAGCTTTACGCCGCTGCACTCAGTGCCGCAAAGGGCTTTATCCAGAGCGGAATTGACTATAACGCCCAGATCGAGAGTTACACTGTTGGTTTTACCAATATGCTTGGCAGTGCAGAAGCTGCACAACAGGCAATTGACCAGATCCAGCAGGATGCAGCACGCACACCGTTCAGCGTGGAAGCTCTTACACAGGCAAATCAGCTGCTGATCGGCGCAGGTGAAAACGCCACCTACGCTGAAAAAACGATTATGGCGTTGGGCAATGCCGTATCGGCTACAGGCGGCAGCAATGCGGAGCTGTCCCGTATGGCAGCTAACTTACAGCAGATCGCCAATGTCGGCAAAGCCTCCGCAATCGACATCAAGCAGTTTGCTTATGCAGGCATCAATATTTACGGTCTGCTGGCCGACTACACAGGCAAGTCCACCGCTGAAGTGCAGAAAATGACTATCAGTTATGACCTTCTGACCCAGGCCCTACAGGCTGCGTCGGAAGAAGGTGGACGCTACTATGGCAGCATGGACACCCAGAGCCAGACCATGAACGGTCGAGTGTCCACACTGAAAGACAACGTCAAACAGCTGGCTGGCCTTATGACAGGCGATTTGTCCAGCGGCGTCGGCGTGGTGATCTCCAATCTCAACGATCTTGTGGTCAAGGCACAAGAAGCCTACAAAACCGACGGCTGGATTGGTCTTGCGGGCGCAATTACCGGGTTGAGCGGTCCGATTTCGTCCGTCAAATCCTGGTTTGAGGGCTTTGCTTCCAGTGCCTCCACCTGGCTGGACAAGCTGAGCTATAAGCTCAACCGTTTTCTGGGGAAAGCGGCCACAGCGGATTACGACACATACGAGGAGTATGCGGACGCAAACCTCCGCCAAAGCAACCGTGACCGCTTACGGCAGCAAGCTCTTGCAGGCGTTGGCGTCAGCAATAAGAGCTGGTCCCAGCGGCAGGCGGAGCTGGCGGCAGCCAGCGGCAACGGCAGCAGCTCCATTACAACCAGCCCATCCAGTGCAGCCGGCAAAAAAAAGTCATCCGGTTCTAAATCCACCACTGAAACGGTCATTTCGTCCATCTCCAGCACGGCCACGACCACCGCACAGAATGCGCTGGGTACCGTGACCACCAGCATCCAGACCCTTACCGAAAAGGTCAAGGACAGCTCCGGCAAGATCAAAGACCGCATCACCGAGACCACCACCACGACCGGCAAGGAGATGGTGAACGGCGTCGCCACCACCTTTAAGCAGGTCGAGACCAAGGTCAACGGCACGGTCACAAAGGTCACAAAGACTTATGACGACATGTCAAAAACGCTGCTGGGCACCTTTACCAACGTCTCGGAAACCACCTTTGACGGCATCACCACAAAGGTGCAGAAGGCGGTGGAGAAGTACGCGGACGGCAGCGAGCATATCAAGAAGACCGTCACAGAGACCGGCCAGCGCGTCGGCGAGAACGGCGCGGAGACCTACGAGAAGATCATCACCTACATCGACGGCATTCAAGACAAGGTGACGGAGACCTCTACTCTCATCGACAAGAGCGTAAAGGGCACCCAGAGCCGCATTGACCAGCAGCTGAGCGAGGCTTCTGGCCAGCTGGATAAGGGCATTTTCGGGCTGGTAAAAAGCGCCTTTAGCGACGCCAAAAACGGCGACTGGGGCGGTCTAGCTCTGGATTTTGTCAATCTGATCTGGGGCGAAGTATCGCAGGATCAGCGTGACGTGATCTCTAAGTGGCTTGCGGACGCGCTGACCGCGGTCAATGAGGGCTATTCGGGCGGTGGAATCAGCAAGGCGCTGGGGTCTATCCAGAGCATTTTCACAAACGGCATTACTGCCGGAGTGGATGGCGCCACTACGTCTGTAAAGGCGTTCTCTGAGATCGTGCAGGGCCTTGCAAGCTCCGGCGGCGTGGGCGGAGCACTAGGCAGCATCGTCCAGAGCTTTTCCGGCATGGCAGGCGGCATCACCTCTGCACTGGGCGGCATCGTGTCCTTTGTGGCAGCGAACCCCGTCCTTGCCCTGATCCTAGGCGTGGGTGCTGCGGGCGCAGTCGCTGGCGGCATCGGCCTTGCCATGTGGATGAACAAGAAGAACGACCAGCAGCCCGTCAGCCACTACCAGAGCCCCTTTGACAAGACCAGCGTGTATGACAGTCTGGGCACCTTCTCCACCCGCGCGGCCCTGCAGTACCGCGTTACCGGCCAGCAGTCCATTGTTGACCGGCAGACCAGCATTCTGGAACGCATTGAAGGGATGCTGGACGAGCATCTGCCTGACATCGGCAAGGGTCAGGTGGTCATGGATTCCGGTGAGCTGGTGGGCGTTATTTCGCCCAGGATGGCACAAAATGTTGACGCGCGCATTGGTGTGACCGTGACGAGGAAAGCGAGGGGTGTATAATGGGCAAACTTTTGGGCGCGCAAATTGGCGGCTTCCACACCCTGAAAGACTGGGGGCTGCATCTCAAGGTCGGAAGCCCAAAAATCGGCCCTGCTGAGGTGGACGAGCACCTTGTACAGGTCACCGGATCGGACACCCTGCTCAACCTCACCACATGGGACGATGGCAAGGTGCACTATAAAAAGCGCACCATCACAATGGAGCTGCTCTGCAATGCCCCGAAAAGCAAGTGGCCCAGCATCGAAAGCACCATTGCCAATGCCATCCACGGCAAGTGGCTGCAGTGCAAGTTCGACGAGGATCCCACGTGGTACTGGGAAGGGCTGTGGAAAATCTCGCCGTCTCGTGACCGGCTTTCCAGCACCTTTACCATCACCGGCACCTGCAACCCCTTCAAGCGCAGTGTATACGACGGCTCTGATGACTGGCTGTGGGATGATTTCAACTTTGAGTATGATATTGTGCGCAACTACACGGACATCCCGCTCAAGGCGGGCGAGGATAAAGAGGTGTCCATCACCGGCGCACCGCGTGCGGCCGGCATCTACTTCCAACGCAGCGAGACCGCCGCAGACATCGCGGTGTCTCTCAATGGCTTTGAGGTAGGCATTCTGGCCAAGTCCACCGACTGGCAGTATATCGAGGGCCTTACCATGCCGGATGGCGTGGTGGGCACCCTCGTTTTTTCTGCATCGGCAGACTGCAGCATCAGCATCCGATATCTAGGGGGCAGCTTATGAGCTATAGAGTTTATGCAGGCGTCCAGACCGGCGTTGACGTGTGGGAGACAAAGACCTGCATTTACGACCCAACAGACTACACGGACACAAAAAAGCTCATCAGCCCAACTCTGACACGGGAGGTGAGCAAGGCTGGCAGCTTGGAATTCACCCTGCCGCTTGGCAATGTGGCTCACTCAGCTTTGCAAAAAATGCGCACGACCGTGTCCGTAGAGCAAGACGGTGTGCGCATCTGGGAGGGCAGGCCCATGAGCCATGAGCAGGATTTTATGCTGCGTCAAAAAGTCTTTTGCGAGGGAGAGCTGGCCTACCTCAACGACAGCTCCGTTGCGCCATATACAGCCAAAGACGTGACAATCAAGCAATTTCTTTCGTTCCTGCTGGAAAATCATACCGGAATGGTGGACGCATACAAGGCGTTTACCTGTGGAAATGTTGGCTTTCCGAGCACCAGCGTGGTGATTCCAGAACTGCATAACTGCGTGATGAAACTGGACTACATGGCAGGTACTCCGGACAGTGACGGCGATTATAGGTATGAATATGGACTTTATACCTCATCCGGCGTTCAACTTGTGAGCCAATATGAAGCTGGCTTCTCGGATGACGACACGGCCCCGGATCCATCTGCGTACAGATGGACGCTGAACGTAAAGTACGAAGCTGCTTCCATTGACGGACACATTTGGCGCACTGGAGAAGGTCTTTTTTCCGTGAGCGTAAACGTGGCTTTATCCTTGGATGGGGACGGCCAGACGCACGAAGCCACGCAAAGAACGGTTACGCCGGATATCACATGCGCTACGCACTCAAAATCCTTTCCGCCTGAGACGGAATACAATCTCAAAGACACGGTCTCAAAAAAATGGAAAATTGAAAAGCAGGGAGACGGTTATGCTGTCCTGTTCAACGGTGCAGCCCTGCCGGATTCTTCCGTGGTCCGTTACGATTCTGCGCCACGGTACACCTTTGGCGACGGACAAAATTTTGGCGTTACATGGGATGTCATCCAAAATGAGCTTGTGGAAGTGTACGGCGGGTATCTGATCGTCCGGCACGAAAACGGGGCCAGGTATCTGGACTACGTCCGGGAAGTGCAGGAGAAAAACGGGCAGCCCATCGCGTTTGGCACAAACCTGCTCGACCTGAACAGCTACGTCAAAGCAGAGGATATCGTCACCCGCGTCATTGCCGTCGGAAAAAAGAAATCCGGCTGGTTTTTGTGGAGGCACGAAAGCACGATCACCGCCACCGCAAACGACGCTGCGGCCCAAAAGCTCTTTGGCATCATCACAAGGATCATCGTGATCGACGGCACCGCCAGCACGACACAGTCGCTTCTGGATGCCGCCAACGCGGAGCTGTCCAAAAACTTGCGTTATCTCGACGGAATCACGGTAAAGGCTGTGGACCTCAAGGATGCCGGTGTGGATATCGCCCGCCTTGGCTTTGGCAAGATGACACACATCTACTCCAACCCGCACGGGGTGAACACCTGGCTTTTGTGCTCTAAGATTGTGGAGCCTTTGGACGCGCCGGACAAAAAAGAATTCACGCTGGGCATTGATTTCTCCAGCGTCAGCGACTTGCAGGCCCTGAGCGCACGAAAAGCCAGTGACGCCTATGACCTGAGCCGCTCGCTGAAGGGCTATGCATCCGCAAAGGGGTGATAAATTGGATAAGACATTTGACGAAGCAATTTCCGAAGTCCGCAATGCAGAGCGCGGCGTGGAAGTACGGGAAGCCCTTGCACAGGGCTTTGAGTATGTGAAGCAGTATGGCGAGGCTGTTATCGCGCGGCAGGAAGAAGCCGTTCAGAGTGCGGAAACAGCCACAAACGCGGCGGCAACTGCCACAGCACAGGCCGCCGCAGCAGCCCAGACAGTCAAAGACGCCACTGCAAACGCCATAAGCGCAGCGCAAGAGCAGGCAGATATTTCGACATCGAAAGCCGAGGAATCTGCTTCCAGTGCCGCAGGAGCAGCGGCCAGTCAAACTGCTGCCGCGTCTAGTGCATCTGCTGCAAAGGCCAGCGAGGAAGCAGCTGCAAAGAGTGCCGCAGACGCAAAGGTTATCGTGTCCACTGACACGACCCTGACTGTATCTGGCGCGCCGGCTGACGCAAAGGCGACCGGCGACGCCCTGGCTCAGAGGTATACCAAGGACCAGGCCGACGCCAAGTTTGGCACCCCATACGCCCTGCCGCCCGCTACGGCGGACCAGCTGGGCGGCGTGAAGGTGGGGGACTACCTGGACATCGCCCCGGACGGCACCCTCAGCGCCAAAACTCTTAATGACAAGATCGCTGCCGCCGTGGCGGTAAAGTCGGAGCCCCGGCTGGTGTGGAACCACTACGAAGAAACCGGAAAGAGGTGGAAGACCTACGATATCAAAATGCCAGACGGCCTGGA